TTCATCATTTGATGTGGCATGAATACCCATGGCATCATCTGCCTCTAGTTGTGGCATCCTGATAACACGATATTCATCATGTAGCTTGTGTATTACTCGTCTGTATCCACAAGGTTTCTTGCGATTCCTGTGACCTTTGTAAGATTTTTCAACCGACTTACGAAAATTAACAGCATCACTGAAGAACAGAATAACATCTGTATCGAAGAAAGCTGATTTAATTTTATTGAGTTCTCTAGTAACATTGGCATATGCTTCACTAAATCTACTGCCGACCATGATTACATCATCACCCCAATCAATGTCATACTCAGCTGATGCACATGCTTTGTAGACAATGTAATCAGCATCGATCAGTAGAGTAGTCATTTACCTTGACCCCTACTCATCTTGCGATCACCTTTTGGTTTAGATAGTTTACCTTGACCTTGGGTTGTTTTCTTCTTAGTAGATTTAATCTCCTGCGCGTTTTTCTTTGAGTAAAGCATTAGTGGGTTTCGCTCCAGTTGTTTCCGGTGGTTGCTTCGGCGTCAATACGACACCTGATGTTGTAGTATTCACCAGCTTCTGTACTGCTAAGTACCAAGGATGAACATAAGTCTGTGGCGTGCTCGGGAGAACACTCGAATTGTAATTCGTCATGAACAAATGCTAGTTGTGAACAGCATAGTTTTAATTGTTTGATGTTGTGTTGATTGATAAGCATCCAACGTTTTGCCAGGATTGCAGAGTTACCTTGCAAGCAGTAGTTCAACGCTTTATGCGGGCTATCCACGATAATTTTTCTGTCATCGATAGCTTTGATGTATCCACGTTCTGAAGCTTTTTTAATTGCATCCAGGAGATCACCGAGTCCTTCAATCGCATCAACATATGCTTCTCTGATCTCTTGTCCTTTTTTCTTCGCTGCCGAGGATGAAAGAAGTTTGTCATAGCTGTGTCCAATTTTCTCATTGCCTGCCCCATATAGCATGGCGTAGGTTACCGTCTTTACTTGTTTGCGACTGATACCTATCTTGTCAGCATTGACTTGATGGATGTCACCGTTAAGTAGGATGTCAGCATAGCGCCCTCCATCATACCTAGCGAGGAAATGCGAAAGCATTCTTAACTCGATCCCTGCCAAATCAGCTCCCACCATTACTAAACCAGGACTAGCAGTAAATAGCTGCCTAAATCTAGGATCACTTGGAACTTGAGCCAAGTTGGGGTTACGATGGGCTTGTCTAAATGTTGCAGTAGCGACTGAACAATGGTGATGTATCCGACTAGCAGTCGTAGATAGCTTCAGCCATGCGTTCGCGCCTTCGGAGATCATCCCAAGCATTTTCGTTACCGTCAAACATCTCGCAAACTGCATAGCAATCGGAGATCCAATCTCGGTCAGAATAACTTCGTCGATAACTGGTTTCCCAGTAGTTGTCTTCTGGATTGGAGTCCAACCACAGAATGTTTGCAATATCCATGAGATGTGATCGCGTGATGTTGGATTTAATTCTTTTAAGCGTGTGAATGGAGCGTCCTTGACATAGCCTTGGGTCCGATTATTTCTCTTAGGAGTAAATACTGATCCGGCAACGTAAGGGTGCCTGTCACGTAGTAGTTGATAAGTTTGCTCAAGCTCTCGTCTGAGAGTAGATGCAAGTTCCCATGCAGCGCGTTCATCAAAGTACCATCCATGTAGTTCCTGTTTTGTGAGGATTTCGGCAGACTCATGTTCTAATTTAATCCACTCAGGTATGGTTGAAAATGTTTCCAAAGTTTGTTAGTAACAACAACGTCTTGTATCATGTAATCTTGCATTTCTTGTGACCATTCTTTCCAATCTGCGTCCTTGCCAAATGTCCCTTTGTTTTCTTGTAGTCGGTAACCGTAAGCTTCAAGGCTATGGCGACCATATAGTTTAAGAGGCATGTCTTTCCAGACACGTTTCTTATCTATATCTAAGAGGTTCGGGTGATACAAACGACTGAGCAGAAGAGTATCCAGGCAATCACCAATACGTCTAAACCAGGGGTATAACTTATTAATGATAGCAAGATCGTACCCAATAATGTTATGCCCAATAATACACTCAGCGTCTTCCAGATACTGAAGACCTCTAACAATTGGCTCAGCAGCCGGTTTATCTGTTGCATGTTTAAAAGATTGGTCGTTAAACACCATTGTTTGCTCAGTTTCTGTATCATAAATACAGAGACAGTGGATCTTGGTAACATCACAGAGTAATCCGTCAGTTTCTAAATCAAAGATTAGCATTACCTACCAGACCATTTGTATGTCTTATCGACAAACTGTGCTTTAGTAATTGCCTCTGGTGTTGGTGGGTTAGGGCGTTTCAATTCAGAAGTCTGTTGAGGGATTGAAGTCTGCTGTTTCTGTTGTTTCATTGAATTTACAGGTAGATAAGTCATAGTTTAATCGACAAGCAACGCCTGTTTCCCCAGAGTAGCGATTCTTGAGAATTCTAACAGTTGTATCAGAGTGTTTAGATCCACTCTGCTGATCTCTTTCGAGTCCAATAACTGCATCGCTAAGTTGAGCGATTGCCGCACTTCCTCTAAGTTGTCCGAGTGTAACACGTGCACCTTCTTCATGATTTTGGTCGGATGATGTGCGCTTAAGATGCGACACAAGAAATAAAGCAATGCCTGTGCGTTCAACTAATGAACGTAGGCGAGTCATTGTAGTATCTATCATACGTCTTTCGTCTCCATCCAATCCACTGAGGAGGATAGACAGGTGATCGAGAAAGATAACCTTGGTATCCAAACCTGCAGCAAGATATTCAATACGATTGTAGATAATATCAGGATCAAAAGATCCAAACCCATCAAACAGAAATAAATTCCAATTGGCAAGCGTGCTCTCATAGGCTTCAGTCAACGTAGAACGATTGTGTTCACCCATGTGCAACGCTTTACCAACAATAGGGGACATAAGTCCTAGAGCAGTACGTCGGTTTGACTCTTCAAGCGCCAAATAACCGACCCTTTCTCCCTTCGATAACAAGTGAGCTGCCAAGTCTCTACAGACGGACGACTTGCCTTGTCCAGATCCTGAAGTAATTGTGACAAGTTCTCCATACCTGATCCCGTGAAGCTTTGCTTGTAATCCTTGAAATGGGTAGTCATGATCTGATGGTGGTGTGGGTGTTGTTACAAGTTCTAAGAGGGATTTACCATCGACGATCCCATCTGGACGGTAAGGTTTTGCATCCCAAATAGCTTTACAAACTGAGTGAGAGTCATTGGCAGAGATGGCGTCTGACGCATCTTTGTAATCACCGAGTAAGTTAGCGATCTTGACCTTGCCAGGTGGTAAGACCTGACACGCTTCCTCCGTTGCCTTACGGCCAGCGTCGTCATTGTCGAAGAACAAGACAATCTCTTCATAGCCCTGTAGCCACTGGAGATTCCTTTGGATCGCCTTCCTTGCCGCTGCGGCACCGCTAGGTAGGCTGACCATCGGCCACCCCGGCATAGCTTCATAACACGACACTGCATCGAGTTCTCCTTCTGTGATGACCACTCGTTTTCCAGTGGAAGGAAATAAGTGTTGTCCAAAGAAGGTACCTGTTGACTCTCCTTCATAGCAAAATTGCTTGTCTTTTGTTTTTATCTTAGCACCTTTGACGATGCCTGATTCATCATGATAGTAAAATTGGAGTTTATTACCATCACGATATACTTTGTATTTTTCACATGTTTGTTGAGAGATTCTTCGTTTCTGCAGCCGTTCAGCTGAGCCTTTAATCTGCACGCGATTTGTTTGATGAATGTGTATTGGCTCTTCATCACCTTGAGTATAAGAATGACACACAAAACAATAACCGTGACCATCAGAATAGATACTATTACCATCTGATGATCCGCAATTGTTACATGCCTCATGCCTAATAAATTCAGACGAGCCAGTTAAGGGGGATGTTTGTGAATGATGTCCAAAGGATGTCATGTTTGTCGCACCACTTTGCATAAGTGGTTTTACTTTTCTTACTAATTTTATTAAATGGAGATTGAAAGACCATGCGTAGATCTAGATCAGGGTTCAGTAGTTTAACTGCCTTGATCTTCCTACGATCTTCAGCTTCCCAATAGCCTTTACATTCTAGATGTATGCCATTTGGTAAGATAAAGTCAGGGCAGTACAAGTGCTCAATTACATATGGAATCTTGACGGTTTCGTATTCATACTTAACTCCAAGCTCGACAAGTAAATCAGCAACTTTCTCCTCAAGCCCGGAGCGGAATGCCATCAGAAGTCGTCCTCTTCTTCTTCTACGTCCTTGCTGGGTGTGATATTAGGTTCAGAAGCTTTAAAGCCTTCAGTAGTGCCAAACATAGCTGCTACATCTTCTGTACTCATGTCACCTGTATCTACACCAGCTCCGTTATTGAGAGACACCAGTTGTACACCAACCAGTTTAAGACTCGTGCCATAAGTGACTCCATCCTTGAGGATATAGGGTTTTTGATAGAATGCCAACTTGACACGACTACCAGCATACATAGGTGTAGCTTCATCTGTAATCTGTACGCCTTGCGTATCGACAACAGGTGGACGGTTCTCTTCGTTCCAACTGAACTTGACTTTGTATTGTCCATCAGCTACTTCTTCCCATGGTTCAGGTCTTAGTGTTGAACGCTTAGGGTTCTTTAGTTTACCTTCTGCCCACTTGAGTGACTCAACACGGTCATCTTCAAGTGTATCAGCCAGTGACTGATCGACAATAGCAGACAATGAATAACCAAATTTACTTGGTTTTAATACAGCTTGGTAGCCTTCAAGGACTACAGGCTGTTCGGTTTTGTGGATGTTGCGGGGCATTAACAGAAAAAATAAGTGGATTCAATCACGGATTCTGGTTCCAGATCTCCAATGATCGGTGGGTCAG